CAAAAAACACTGCGTAAACCAGAAGAAACTCTAAAAGAATTTAAAGCAGCAGGAAAAATCAAGCTGCGTAAATTTCTAGAAGAAATTAAAACAACTGATATTAAACTAAGCGGTAGAATCAACATAGATACAATTCTACTCAAGACACAAAATTAAAAAGGAAAATATAATGCCACTAGTACCAATCGTAGTAGAACAAGAAAGCCGTGGAGAGCGTAGCTACGACATTTACAGTCGTTTGCTCAAAGACCGTATTGTTATGCTAAACAGTGTTGTAGAAGATAATATGGCTAACTTGATTGTGGCACAACTTCTATTCCTTGAAGCAGAAAACCCCGAAAAAGACATCAGTCTTTATATCAACAGTCCAGGCGGCAGCGTAACTGCTGGTTTGGCTATCTATGATACCATGCAGTTTATCAAGCCTGACATTAAAACTATTGTAATGGGTCAAGCAGCAAGCATGGGCAGTTTTCTTGCACAAGCAGGTGCACCGGGTAAACGTTATGTGTTGCCCGAAAGCCGTACAATGATTCATCGTGTAAGTTCCGGCACACGTGGTACAAGCGGCAGCGTTCACGTGCAAGAACTACAGTTTGAAGATGCTATTCGCAGTATGGAAGAATCAAAACGTCTTAACCGTCGTCTCACAGAACTTTATGTTAAACATAACAGCGTGGGCAAGAACTACGACGAACTGTTTGACACCATGAAGTTTGATACGTTCTTGAGTGCAGAAGAAGCAGTTGAGTACGGATTAGCTGACAAAGTGATCGACAAACGATGATAGCGTTGATCTTAGCTGTAGTACTTGTTTGGATGGCAGTACAAAGCAGAACACCTGCTGCTCGGTGTAACAACGACTGCAACCAAGGACGCAATTGTACGTGTAAGGATACCAATGAATAAAGTTAGTGATGCTATTGCAGAAATGAAAAACATTCCTACAAGACAAGGATTGTTAGACTTGCTCAGTGATGAAATAGTCGACGTTACATTTGATAAACTAAATGGCGATGAGCGTACAATGAAATGTACGCTCATGCCAAGAATGTTGCCGCCTGCACAACGAGAAGATATTCTAAGTCAAGCCAAAATACGCAACTTAGAAGATAAAGTTTTTGTTGTATGGGCAGTTGACATTGATCCTCCGGCATGGCGTAGCTTCCGGTATGATCGTGTTAAAGCGGTTAAAATTGACTTTGACACAATCGGATAAATCAGTTATTATTTTAAAAATGATAAGTATTATTGCTAACAGCAAGTGGACTATACAGGGATCGACCCACTTAAAACATTCCGCCCCCTCAACCAACGAGGTAAAATATGGGTAATTATAATCCAGTAACATACAAATACACAAGCACAAAAGAATATGTAGATGCATTTCCTTGTGCATATCGCCAGTGGCGTGCAGATAGTCATTGTAATACAATTCATGGTTATGCATTTAGCATGAAGTTCTACTTTGGAACAAATGATCTAGATGTAAGAAATTGGGCTGCTGACTACGGCGGGCTTAAAGAACTTAAACGAGTGCTCGAAGATCAGTTTGATCATACACTACTAGTTGGAGAAGATGATCCTAACATGGATATCTATCGTGAGCTAGAACGCCGCAAGATGGCAAAGCTGACAGTGTTGCCTAAACTCGGCTGCGAAAGCCTGGCAGACATGCTGTACAAGTATGTCAACGGTGTTTATATTCCAGACATGTGGGGTCCTAGTGAAGCAGAGCGTCTGTGGTGCTACAGAGTAGAAGTTAGAGAAACACAAGCAAACATGGCATTCCGTGAAGGCCACAGAGAATGGAATGAAAATCTTCTTGAATGAAAACGTGGGACGAAAGTAAAGAACAACGCAAACGTAGAAAGGCCCTAGAAAAACAGGGCCTTTCCACTGTTGAGCGAACTGACTATGTGAGAGGATACCTCGAAGCATACAAACAATCTACAAAAAAGAATTATGTAATTTGTTTAAAATGGGGTACAAAGTACGGACCCGAGTATGTTAACAAATTGTACAATATGGTTAAGCGCAATTGTACACTAGATTACGAATTCATCTGTTTTACAGACGACACCCAAGGTATAGATAAACACATACGCACAGAACCCCTACCGAGTATAAACTTGCAAGGTTGGTGGTATAAGGTTTGGTTTTTAAGCAATAAGTTACCTATAACAGGAACTGCACTGTTCTTTGATCTAGACCTTGTTATTTTTAGAAACATTGACAGATACTTTCTTTACAAACAAGATTCTCCATTTGTTATTATACGTGACTTTAACAGGCAAGTACGAAAAAATTGGGATCGTATGAACAGCAGTGTGTTTAGAATAAAAATCGGTGAATACAACAACGTTTACGAATTGTTTGAAAAAGACGCAATTGCTATACAACGCAAGTATCCTGGAGACCAAGACTTTATGTTTGCAAATATACGAAATCATATATTTTGGCCAGATGAGTGGGTACAGAGTTATAAATGGGAAATGCGAGGCAGATCGGAATTAACTGTTGTAAATGGAAAACGTAATTTTAAAAAGCCAGGTGTCCCTACAATTTTACCAGACACAAGTATTGCAGTATTTCATGGAACTCCTAACATGGACGAATGTATAGATGAATGGCCACGTGCAAATTGGTATTGACAACTGTAAAGAAGTCGCATATAGTAAACGTATGATAAGAACGTATATGATATATGCTGGCCTCACTTTCCTCGGTTACGAGTACGGTGAGACCAAGGATGAAGTGTTGTTTAGAACTCGTTCAAAATTTGGCGATCCTAACAATTGGAATGTAACAGAGTATACTGCCAACATTATCGTTTGGCGAGAGGAACTAGAATGCACAAACGCATAGGATTTGCTTGTAAATATCTTCACCACAATCAGAATCAACCAGCAAAGATTCTAGAAGAGTTGCAACGGCCGCTTACTGAAAAATGCACTACAGTTGCATGGCTGAACAGACAGACACGTGATGTAGCAGAGCAACGTCTTTGGGACATCATGGAACATAATGCCGCTGCCGCAAAGCGACTGATAGAATACGTAGGCAGTCTGCCTCCTGAACTTAGAATGGTACGTCTTGGCAGCAACCAGCTTCCTTGTGCAACCGAATCCAGCTGGCGTTACTTTTGGAAAAAACCAGATGTGGTTGCATACTGCGAAAAACACTACGGTGCAGTTGGAGAAACTGCAAGAGCATTGGATGTTCGTGTAAGTATGCACCCTGGACAATTTACAGTGCTTGCCAGCGAAGATCCAGAAATTGTAGAACGTAGTATCGAGGAGTTTGAATATCATGCAGATATCATCAGGTGGATGGGCTACGGCCGCCGGTTTCAAGATTTCAAGTGCAATGTCCACATCTCAGGACGCAAAGGTCCAGCCGGTATCAAAGACGTGCTTAAACGCCTCTCGCCAGAAGCAAGAAACACTATTACTATCGAAAACGACGAAAACAGCTGGGGACTCGAAGCAAGTCTTGAGCTTGCAAACGATCTCGCTTTGGTGCTAGACGTACATCACCACTGGGTCAAGACCGGCGAATATATTGAGGCAAACGATGGACGTATTAGAAAAATTATTGATAGCTGGCGCGGTGTTAGGCCCGTTCTTCATTATAGCATTAGCCGTGAAGACGTTATTCCCACAACTGAAACAAATACACGGCCAGATTACAAAACGCTCCTCCAAGAAGGTTACAAAAAAGCGAAACTGAGAGCGCACAGTGACTATTGCTGGAATACAGCATCTAATGATTGGGTCTTGACGTTTTGGCAAGACTTTGATATTATGGTAGAAGCAAAGATGAAGAATCTTGCAAGTCAGCAACTTTACAAACAATATACCAAGGAGTTGATCAATGAAGCCTGAAACACCGGCACAAGGTATTTTAAAAACCAGCGAATGGGGTGATAGCAAATGGTATCATATTCACTGTAGCTGTGGCAATGATGACTGTTCACATGAACTGAACGTGGAAGCAGACGACTGCGATGTGCAGGTTCACATATATGCAAAGAATCATACTAAATGGTGGAAAATGAATCGTTGGCAGCAAATTTGGCAAATTCTTACAAAGGGTTATGCTGAGATGCAGACAACAATTGTGCTGGATGAGCAGACTGCAATTAACTATGCAGGCGTGCTTACTAGTGCAGTTACAGACGTAAAACAGTTCAAAGCTGACCATTGGGTCAAGCGAGAACAACATAAATAAAGTATGAGTTACTTATCGCAAATGTATGGCAGTAAGATGCCACATAACAATGTTAAAGAAAAAAACCCTAATCGTGTTCTTGGCGGTCTAAAAGGCGCTGGAGTAGATACGTTTACAATGCTTGGCGAAGATGGACAAGAAAAGCGTATTCCTACTGAAGCATACGTTAACGGTCTTGAAGAAAAAATAAGACAGCAAGGTAATAGGCTTGCTGTACTTGAAAAACAAATCAGGAGATTGTCAAATGATCAAAAAATGGATCGCCAGTCGTTTAGCAGAACGATCAACCGTTGATGGCGTTGTAATGGTTGCTGCCGGGGCAGCAGTCATTGTATTTTACCCATTTGCAAAACTAATTGCATACGGTGCAATTGCATACGGTGCTTACACTATTTGGCGCAAGGACTAAAGTTTACTTATAGGCATATTACTGCTGGCATTTAATGTCCAAACCTTTTTACGCTCAACGCCCTTGCGTTGGGCGAATTTTTTTATGTCGCATTCCGGACACACGTGAAAGTAATTGTTACTCAAACGCTTAGGATCCATTGATCCTCTTTCTCTGCTAAATTCTGCATCGCAGTTGTCACACCTAAAATGTACTATAGTTCTATTCCTATAGTAGGTGTGTTCACTGCCTAATTTGCTTTTTCTGACGTGTTCAGATTTAATTACACTTTGTCCTATAAACATAACTATATTTACATTAAGATTACAAAAATTTAGAATAAATATTAGAAAGGAATTAAAATGACTATTTGCACACTAACTGATTCAGCTAAAAAACAGATCGACTATCTTTGCCGAGAAAACGACTGCTATGCTATTAGTTTAAATATCAAAGGCGGCGGCTGTGCAGGATTTGAATACGACTGGGGAACAGTAGCACATCCATCCGATCTCAATCCAGGTGATGAAATAGTTCACACCGATAGCGCAGGTAGATTTGTAGTTAGCGCACATAGTATCATGTTTTTAATTGGTACTGAAGTGGATTATGTTCGTAGCCTAGTAGGTTCAAATTTTGAAATACGTAACCCAAATGCAAAAAGCAGTTGCGGTTGCGGTGTAAGTGTAAATTTTGATATGGACATTCCGGAATTTATGGTATAATTGGAGTTTAAAGTATGGCAAAACAAGAGGTAAACATTGGCGTTGAGGGCAATGACGGTACTGGCGACAGTATTCGTGAATCCTTCCGTAAAGTAAATGAAAACTTTACAGAGATCTATGCAGTTTTCGGTCTTGGCGGTAATATTAGTTTTACCTCTTTAGATGATACTCCTGATGAATTACTAGGCAACGAAGAAAAAGTTGTTATGGTAAACTCTGCAGGCACAGGTATAGAGTTCTTTGAACTGGTATCAGACGCTGGCACAAACAACCCTAGCGACCCTGCAAACACTATATCCTTTACCATTGATGCAGGCAAGCTAGTGGTTAGAGCTATTAATGCAAGAGTTTCAACTGACCCTTCTCCTGAAGTAACAAATGCATTTAAATTAGGTGCAGCTACAGCATATTCAAGTACTATACAAAACCTAATGTTGGATGACGGAAACAGAGGAGCATTGGTTACAGACTGGAACGCCACACACGGAACACCAGCAATTACTGAAGATAACTTGTTAATTTCAAAAGGATATGGCGATTTAAAATACGTCAACGTTTCCGGCGATACTATGTCAGGTGCGTTAGTAGTACCTGCAGGTGCAACTGGATCTCAAGTTCCTCGAGTAAGTGAAGTTGTTAAAAAAGCAGGCGATACAATGACAGGTGCGTTGTATCTAAGCGATCACCCTTATCCGTTTGAAGGTGCTGGTACACCAAGCAGCGAATACGATTTGCAAGCTGCTACAAAGTATTATGTTGACAGCTCTTCTTTCATCAGCACTGTACAATTATACGTTTCGACTTCTGGTAATGATACACAAACAAACACACCTCCGGGAAAAGAAGGTCGTGCATTAAGTTACTCATTTAGAACTGTTAATAAAGCTGCACAAAAAGCAGAAAGATTGCAACAAGCCAGTGCTCCTGAATTGGGTCCATACGTACAAACTGTAACATATCAATCATCGGGTAACACTGTTGACAGCACAGTCAACTCAATAGCTGCTTATTCTACCAATGCTACACAGGATCTTATAACATCTACTATTGAAAGCGTAGTCAGTTCTGTAATAGATGATGTTATAGACGCAATAGACGCAGAATACCCTACATTTGTTTATAACGAAACACAGTATCGTGATGATTTAGCTTATATAATCGATGCAGTAAAACTTGACATACAGGCAAGCACTACAGGGATTAAACAAAACTATCTATCACGCTATTCAGGATTAAGATATTACGCCAACCCTAGTTCAGAAGCGTTAATTGCTCCAACAGGGCAATATACACAAACTTCTTTTGCAATAACAGAAGCCAAGACACTGATGCTTGCTGCTCTAACAACAGCAGGTGTAACAGGTGCTTGGTATACAGCAGTTTCAAACTTATTTGATGTTGTATTAACTACGATCAACAGTGCAACACCCGACCCTACTTTGGTTGAAAGCACCAACTATTATACATTTACTATTAATTCTGGACCGAACAAATACACTGATCAATCTATTGTTTCAAATCCAGATATTTTTCCAGGTAAAGGTATCAGAGGTAAAACCACAGGTGCAGTAGGACGTATACTTTCTTACTCTAGGGGTATAGATACAGTAGGTAGTCCAAACTACGATACAATCGAAGTTCAACTATTAACCCCTGTTGAATTTAGTGCAAGTGAAATTGTCGAATACAGTAGTATAACCAATACACAACAAATCACAATCAACGTGGAAACTGGTATATACGAAGAACAGCTACCTATAAGAGTTCCTGTTAACACCACAGTTATTGGTGATGATTTTAGAAGATCAATAATTAGACCAGCAGCAGGCAGAAGTACATCTACGTGGGCAGATATTTACTTTTACAGAGATGCTACAACCGACGGACTGGCTACTGCGTTAACTGGTGACGGACACTACTCTCCTGACAGTACACTACAAGGATACTTTGGACATCATTACTTAACTGATCCTAACAATCCTAACAGTACAGCAAAATACAACAACGAGATAGACATATTCTTGTTAAACGACGGAACGTCAATAAAGTCGTTGACTTTCCAAAATCACGGCGGATTTGCTACAGTGTTAGATCCGGAAGGACAGATACTTTCAAAATCTCCGTTTGTGCAATCTTGTACAAGTTTTGCAAGAAGTATAAATGAAAAGCATTTTGCCGGCGGCATGTTAATTGACGGATATGCTGGTAATATGCCAATGCGTATTGTTGATAAAACAAACAATTTTGAAATACAAGTTGAAGCGCCTAGCGGTTCTGGATTGGGTATACGTAAACCTACTCTTCCTACAAGTTTCTACGTTGGTGGCAGACGATATCAAGTTAACGCTATTAAGGATTATATACCCAACACAGCAGGTGTCGCATCTGCTACACTTGTACTTGACGAAACCAGCAATGAAGGCCAAGGACTTGACGATTCGGTTGATTCGGCACTGGGTGTAATTGATATAAACCTGTTGATGGGCGGAAACAAATCTATACTAGCAAACGATTATACTCAGGTTAACGACCAAGGCTATGGTATAGTTGCAACAAACAACGCTACATCAGAAATTGTTAGCGTATTTACATACTACTGTCACATTGGTTACTATGCTATAAATGGTTCTTCAATAAGATCGTTGTCAGGAAACAACAGTTATGGTAACCAAATTGTAAAACTATCTGGTACAAGTTTAGGTATTGCCGATAGTTCTACTATTACGCAAACCCAAGGTGCAGTAACAGTGTCTGGTAACGTAGTGTTTACTAACGAGACAGGCGGAAACACCGATGTTTACGTTAATAACTTAGTAAATGGATCATTTAATAACAGCGATGATGTAGAACAGTCTCCAACAAACTTCGGTGCTGCGGTTTCTGTTACTACACTAGATTACACAGCAGACGAAGCAGATAATGCACTTTTTGTTTATGACTTAACAAACTATCCAATGAACGGTGCAGAAGTTGAAATCAAGCACACTAGCGGATTATACTATCCGTATGCTGTAGTTACAGCTACAGACACGGGTGCTGTAATACCAGCAGGTAAAGTAGCATCTCTTTGCGATAGTACCAATACTGCTATACGTGCAAAGATTTGGAGACTTGACTTATCCAGCGGTGTTTCAACTGGTGCATCGGGTGTACAAGAAGATATACCATTTGGTACCTTTGGTAACTACAGAGATAAAACTGCGTTTTTAATCAACGGAATTCCGGCAAACTTGGCCACTCGTCCAAGTACTGCAATGGTGTTTACTGAACAAGAATCGCAAACTTATAGAACCATTGCGTTTGAATCAAGTATTGTAGGATCTGTTCCAACTCCAGCAAATGTAACTAAAATTACCACAGATGCAAACTTTGACGATGTTAACCTGTTGGTAGACAACGACAGAGCCGGTGATCCAAGTGTTGACTCAGCAGGTACCATGGGTGCAACTGCTGGTGATACTGTTATAGCAATTGCACTACTGGAAGGCAACGATCCTAATAGAGTCAATACCGGAAACATGCTGTTTACATGGAACGGTGTTGTACACAGAATCACAGAGTACACAGTTGAAAACGATGGCAGCGACTTTGGCGTTATTAGATTTGCCGATGTATATTCTATCAATGACAGCCACACTAACGGTATTTCTGCAAGAGTTGACAACACCACAGGTGGAACAAACGCATTAAAGGCAACGCTTGACGCAGGCGAAAGTGCAACTGTAACTGTTAACATCAGTACTTGCCGTGCAACAGGACATGACTTCTTGTACATCGGTACTGGCGGTTACAATGCTTCGAACTATCCTTCAAGAATTTACGGTGCTCCGGTTAACACTTGGGTATCTTCTGAAAACTCAATTGACGAAAACGGTACTGCTCTTACAGCACAAGTGCAAGAAAGAATAAAAGGTCGTGTGTTCTTTACAAGTACAGACCAAGACGGATTCTTCCGTGTAGGACGTTTCTTTACAGTTGACCAAGGTACAGGTAGTGTTACATTTAACGCTGCACTTGTTCTTACCAACATTGACGGTATTGGTTTTAAACGTGGTGTACGTGTAAACGAATTCTCAGCAGACGACAGTTTTACAAATGCGCAAGGTGACGCAGTTCCTACTGAAACTGCGGTTGAAGGGTATATTAACAGACGTCTAGGTTGGGACAGAAACGGTTCGGCAATCTTAGCTGGTGATATCATCGGCGGCGGCGCTGTTAAGAAAACCGGCGACACTATGACTGGCAACCTTAACATGGGCGGCAACAACGTAGTTGACCTTGCAACACCTACCAACAATAGTGATGCTGCAACCAAAGGTTATGTTGACGGACAAGTAGCAGCATTTAACGAACTGTCTGAATTAACTGACATGAATATTGCAACTCCAGCAGCAGGACAAACACTGGTTTATGACGCTGTAGCAGGCAAATGGGAAAATGCTACTGTTAGCGGAGACATTGGATTCAGTTACAATGGCACTGCACTAACAACATCAATCAGTACAGGTGTAATTGTTAACGCAGACGTTAGTGCAAGTGCTGCAATAAGTCAAAGCAAATTGGCTATGACAGCAGCAACAACTAGAGCAAATGCTACTAGCATTACACAAGCAGATTTAGGATTGGCTAGCTTTGATAGTGCTACATTTACTGCAACCAGCGGATGGATTAATGTATCAAACAGTGGTATAACCAATGCTATGCTTGCTGGTAGCATTGCTAACAACAAGCTAACAAACAGTAGTATTACTGTTACTGACGGAAGCACACCTTCAAACATCTCCTTGGGCGGCACACTTACTTTCAGCGGCACAGCTAGCGAAGTTGAAGTAACACAATCGGGCGGCACAGTAACAATCGGACTACCTGCTACAATTAACGCAAATACTTCAGGTAGTGCTGCATCTGCTACTAACTCAAGTACAGTAACAATTGCAGCAAGAAACACTGATGCAGGTACACACTATCCGACATTTGTTACTGCTACATCTGGTTCGTTGGCTCACTTTACAGACACCGGCTTAACCTGGGTTCCTAGTACCAACACACTAGGATTTACTGCCGGCTTAATGACCGGACTTAACAAACTTACATTTGCTGGTGCAACAACTGTAAACGAAATAGTACTGCCTACTAACTTAGCTGATGCGTTGAGCATAACAGACAACGCAGTATCGCCTAATGATTTAGTTGTTATAACAACTACAACAGGTGCTCAGTCGTTTAATGTTAAAACAGGTATGACTATTACAGGAAGTATACTTCCGGGTGCAAACAGTCCTACAGACAGCGGACAAATGCTAGGTGGTACTGGCAACAGATGGAACACAGTTTACGCTACAGTGTTTAATGGTGTTGCAACTGAAGCATTATACGCTGACTTGGCAGAAAACTATTTAGGAGACAGTCGTTACGAACCCGGTACCGTACTGGTATTTGGCGGCGAGCATGAAGTTACTGTAACCAGCACCAAGGGCGATCGCAGAGTAGCAGGTGTTGTTACAACTAATCCTGCACACTTGATGAACAGTGCGCTAGAGGGCGAGTTTGTAACTGGCATTGCGCTGCAAGGTCGTGTTCCAGTTAAGGTTCTTGGCCACGTACAAAAAGGTGACTTAATTGTTACAAGTGCGATACCAGGATATGGTATTGTTGACAATGATCCACGTGTCGGAACTGTAATAGGTAAAGCAGTTGGTAATAAGACAGATGATAGTAAAGGTATCGTCGAAGTAGTAGTAGGAAGAGTATAATGGCAAAACAAAACATTAATGTAGGGTCAAGTGCAAACAAAGGTGACGGCGATCCGTTACGTACAGCCTTTACTAAGATCAACAGCAACTTTACTGAATTATATAACGGTCCTTCTCAATATACACAATCACAGCTCGATAATATAACTCCTACAGAAGGAATGTTTGTTTATAACCTTACAACTGGTAAATTTCAAGGATATGCAGCAGACACTGGTGACAGTACAGCAGGCTGGGTTGATTTGCACTAAATATATAAAACGGAGACAAAGATGACAATCGAAACTATTAATATAGGAAACGCAGCCAACGACGGCACAGGTGATGATCTTCGTGAAGCATTTATTAAAGTAAATCAAAATTTCCAAGACATTGACGCTCGCACTGAACAAACAACCGCAACAAACTTAGGATTATCTGGATACCAGGTGTTTGCTAATCAAAGCGGTTCTCAGCTACAATTTAGAAGATTGTTAGCAGGAACTAACGTAGAATTAGTGCAAACAGATACAACTATTAGAATCGATGCTCCTACTCAGCCAACGTCATTTGTTGTTTCTGGTGATACTGGTAGCTTGATTGCCGGTGCAGGAATAAACCTAGCAGTAATCGGTGGCGAAGGTATTACAATTGGTGTTGACAATAATAACAAACGTATTACAGTCAACGGTGGGCTGGCGCTGGATTTAAGTCCGTCGCTAGCTGCTGGTTTAGATGGTAACAACAAAAATATCACCAACGTAAACAATTTGGTTGCAACTTCGGCAACGTTTCCTACTGCAACAATTACAAATTTAAATATAACAAATATAAATGGCGAACCATGGGCAAGTATTAGTGAATACCTGGACTATGATTTTGGAACATTTTCAGCAGAAAGAACAAGCATACTAGATTTTATTGTCAAGTCAATTGGTGTAGACTTTGGAACATTTACAAGTCCTGCAGACGCACTAGTTGATTTCGGTAGCTTTGTATAAGGAATAATAATGTTACCTACATGGACAGTACCAAATAATTATAATATAGGATCTTTCAGTGAAAGAATAACAGTTAGCTACAGTTTACCTGTTTCAGGAGATGCTAGCTTAACGACAACAGTTATCTCAGGAGAACTTCCTGCAGGATTAAGACTTGAAAGTAATGCTATCGTTGGTACTCCGTACGAAATTGCAAGATCAAAGTCCAGCTTGTTTGTTATAAGAGCTAGGACTACAGCAGGTGTGTTAGATAGAACATTTAATATTACAATCGAAGGTCCTGACAATCCTAATTGGGTTACGCCTGCGGGCAGACTACCAGTGGGACCTAACGGGGTATACTTTATTCTTGACAGTTCTATAATTGATTTCCAGCTACTTGCTACAGACCCAGACTTGCCGGCAGGCGATACACTCAGTTACTACATTGCGTCAGGCGATGGAGAATTACCTCCAGGAATTAGGTTAACCACCGATGGTAGATTAACTGGAGTAGTTGATCCTATACTTGCCCTAGATGTTACTGACAGAGAAGCAGGCTATGACGAAACACCGTTTGGACGCAATCCATTTGACTTTAGCACAAACAGTGATAGCGGTATAGATAGTTTTTACTACGACATGACTGTTTATGATTATGCTGTTCCAACAAGAGGCCCAGTAAAATTAAATAGAATGTACGAGTTCTACGTAACTGTTACGGACAATGTATCATCCACAAAAAGAAGATTTCAAATTTATGTTGTAGGAGACGACTTTCCTCGCAGTGATAATACAATAATGAAAGCTGGCGACGGCATTTATACAGCAGACATCACTTATCTAAGAACTCCGCTTTGGTTAACTCCGGCAGACTTGGGTGTAAGACGTGCAAACAATTACCAAACAGTTTATCTAAACGTGTTGGATCCAAACAGTATACAGGGTGAATTAAAATATTTCCTCGAAACTATAAACGACGATAACACGCCAAGCGTGTTGCCGCCTGGATTGACATTAGACGAAGATACCGGAGAACTAGCTGGTATCATTCCTTATCAACCTGCTGTTACAAAAGAATATAAATTTACTATTAATGCACTAAGATACGATCCGGATATAGGGTTAGTTACTGTATTTGCTAATTCGTTCGAAGACACGCTATCTGGTAGCACATCGTTAAAAATTAATAAATTATCAGAAAATGTTATTGATGGGCTAAGTGAACTAGATAGCTTGGTAGGTAAAACACTGGCTATTGAAGAAAGAAACTATCTAGTAGAAAGTGTTGACAATGCAAATGAAGATTACGATATTCTTTATTTTACATCAGCACTACAGCCGTATAATAAAGCAACACCGATAAACGTGAGCAGATTTGCGCCCGCTGGCAGAGATTACTTTTTTGCAACTTCTCTTAGTTTAAATGATGCTGGTTTTTATACAAACAGAAAATTAAATTATTCTAGTACAGAATCTTATACAATACAAGATGTTTATCCGTATATTGAATGGGATATATCAATTGACGACAGTACCGGCGGAAGTATAGAACTAAATTATAGTGTAGTAACAGAATCAGGAAGCACTGACATAGAATACAACTTGGCTTATTTTCTTGAAGCTGATGGTAGAGATGCTTACATAACAGCTACAAGAAACGAGTCAGATAAAATTATATCGTTAAGACTTCTGATTCCTGCAACAGCTCAAAATCGAAATAAAAACTTTATTAAGAGTTTATTTCACACATCAGACAGTGCAGCTATACATGCTAACGAATTAGTGCAAGAAGATAGAATTAAGCTAGATATAGTTTTACAAAGAAATTTAAGTACCAACAGACAAATAAGCATAAGTGTTAGAAACACTACAGGATTTAATAAAACATTTTCTGTAAACGAAACTGAAGTAGTATCAAAAGCAAAAACATTTACTATACGCTTACTAGGCGAAGTTGATAGCACTATAACTTGGCTAACACCAGCAGATCTAGGCACACTAAATGCTAACCGTATCAGCACTTTGAGTGTTGAAGCAGAAACTTCAGTTCCTAATGCAGTGCTAAAATACAGTTTAGTCAGTGGTAGCTTGCCGTTTGGATTATCATTAAAGGATGACGGTGAAATTATTGGCAAGGTAGCAATTTATGGAACAGCCACTGTTCCCGGATTGACATTCTTTGACAACGGCGAAACTACATTTGATGCAGCTAAAACAACACTGGATAGATCGTACTCATTTACGATATTAGCAAGAGACCGTTTTGGATTTAGTGCAACAACTAGAACATTTACATTATTCATAAATGATGCAGACAATCTAACATACAGTAACATATACTTCAAACCATTCTTAAAAACAGAACAAAAGCAATCGTTTTTAAACTTGATAAACAACGCAAACGTAATTGACACAGCGGTTGTTTACAGAGCAAACGATAGAAATTTTGGTGTTCAAAAAGAACTAAGGGCGTTGGTATGGGGTGGTATAGAAACATTATCTGTTAGCTCGTATATAAGTGCAATTTCTAAAAATCATAAAAAGAAACGTTTTATGCTAGGAGATGTAAAAACAGCCGTAGCTAAAACTCCAGGTACCAACAACGTTATATACGAAGTCGTTTATGTAGATTTAATTGATGCAGGAAAGCCTTCATCTGGTAAAACCAACGTGTCTTTTAATACAGTCAACAATAAACGTATTACAGTTGACTCAATTAGATACGAACCAACAACCGATTATGTAGAACTTAATTCGCAATACAAACCATCTTACAGAAATCGTCCGTTATACCCAAATACCACTACAGTGGACAGCGATGCTATTAAGGCAAGTCAAAGCACTGAAAGTAAACGATACATTTCTAACATAGATACCATGAGAGATCGAATCAAAGAAGCAGGCAACATTAGCAAAGATTTCTTGCCGTTATGGATGCGTACCGGACAAAACGGTTCGTTAACAGAACTGGGTTATGTGTTGGCTATTCCCCTTGTATACACAAAACCTGGATACAGCGAAATAATTGCAGCAAATATTCTCAACAATGGCTTTGACTTTAAGACACTAGACTACGAAATAGATAGATACATAATTGATAGCACAGCAGGAAATTCAACAGAACAATATTTGTTATTCGCAAATTATCAGTTCAATGTTTAAAAGCGATAAATAAATTAAATAAAGAGGACATAACAGATGGCAAGTAGCATAAGCACTACAACACTCGATGAAAACTTTCCGGTAGCAGGACAAGACAACGATAGTCAAGGATTTCGTGATAACTTTTCTATAATCAAAGATAACTTCAACTATGCAAAAACAGAAATTGAAGATTTGCAAACCGGTGTTGCTAGAATTGATGATAGCAGTGACTTTGATGGTAACGATATTGTAGATGCTAATCTTCTTGCTGTAACTGCGGAAGCAAACACTACAGGATCGACTGGAGTAGTATCAAACTCTACTATACCGTTTAGCAGCGGACACTTTTATGTAATTACTGCTCAAAACGACATTAGCTTGACTTTTACAAACTGGCCTGCAAATGGACGATATGCAAGTATACGTGTAATGCTGTTTGGCGATGGCACAGCAAGAACTATAACATGGGCAAGCATCGGCGGTGTTACTCCAAAGAAAGATGGTGATTTTCCTTCGCCGTTTACAGTAACCAGTGCAACAAACCCTGTTGTAGTAGAAGCATTTACTTACAACGGTGGATCAACTGTTTACATGAAATACCTTGGTCAATTTAGTTAATGCATCCAACACTCGGAAACTTAAAAGAGTTCACTGATTCACAGATTGAACAAAAGTTGTATAAACTTAATAGTATATACTTTTTAACAGACAACTCTGATGTTCGACAACAAATGATATTGCTAATGGATGCATACAAACTTGAATTAGAAGAAAGACGCATTGCTGCTAAGTTAAAACAATCTGACGACAACAATGATCTTGACAATTTAATAAAAATTAGTTAATATTACTATATGCTTATGAAAACTGATGAACTAGGTATACCCAGATTCTCTAACCGCGATCTCATAGATATGATCTACAGTGGCAATATAGACAAGTGCCATGTAGTTCTATGTGATCCTAGTGACGATGTTGACCGGTTTAACAGTGCTATGGAAGATCAAGGTCTTCCTAAACTACAAAAATATATTCCTATAGATGTAGATCAAAAGACTTTTGACAGTGTGTGTCAGAGCGAATGGTACATGCCTGACGAATATAAAACCCTTGATGTAGGTGCGTATATTATATCCAAACTTATGTCTAAAACTGGTATATTTGAAGCATATGAAATGCAAGAAACACCGGAATGGGATAGAGTTTGCGAAGAACTCAAAGCATTTGAAGAACGTGGCATGATAAACCTATTACGCTACATGGTTTATCTTGTGGACTTTATGCGTGAGAATGGTATTGTTTGGGGCGTAGGCAGAGGATCAAGTGTAGCAAGTTATGTACTATACTTGATTGATGTACATAAAATAAACAGCATAAAATACAATTTAGATTGGCGTGAATTTTTACGCTAATAATATCAAATGCTTTAAATTGCATCGAACAGAATGATAAGTAAAAGTAATATATTAAGGAGATGCTTATGGCAATGAAACAACAAGGAAGAAAGATTTATCGTAGTGCCAACGGTAAACACATTGATTTAGATCTTTTAATTACTAGAAACGAGTTGACTCCTGCTGTAGGAAATGCTAGAGTAAATGCTCGCGGCGACGAACTAGGACCTGGCGGTAAGATAGTTAGAAAAAAAGAAGACATTCTAAAAGACTACTATAACAATGCAGAAGGTGTTAGAAACGAAACAGTGAAAAGAACTAAAACCGACGAAGTAATTCCTAATGCTGCTGAACTAGCAGAATGGGAAGAAGACGATACTGGCAATTTTGTTAAAAAAGGTAAGTAATGGCTATTAACTATGCTAATGCAATAAAAGGAACGCTCACTCCGATACGAGATGGAGTTATTGTTTCTGATATGTATTTTGGTGAACAAAAAACTAAATCAGGACTAATTATCAAGGACGACGACGGAACCACTAGAGGAATTTATCCTCGTTGGGGTCGTGTACATGCAAAGGGTCCTGACAATCAAGAACCTTACAACGTAGGTGATTGGGTACTTGTTGAACACGGACGCTGGACTAGAGCTTTCGATGTGGACGAAGGCACAGGAACAAAAGAATTGCGAATGTTAGAAACTTCAAGTATAATTGCATGGAGTGATGAAAAACCAGAAGGTGTAACTTTTGGTAAAGAATACAATGATGGTGCATCTATGTCAATTGATCCATCGTCATTTATAAGACCAAATTTATAAGAGGAACTGATGACAAATCCATTTAAAGATCAAACTACATTTATGAACGCATGTGGACAAACCACAGACAAGTGGCATCGTGCGCAATTTGAAATGTATCTCGATCTTATTCGTGAAGAACACAGCGAATTAACAGAAGCTGTAACCAACGAAGATTCTGTCGAAGTGCTAGATGCACTTGTTGATATCTTAGTTGTTACTATCGGTGCTATCAATTCAATGGGTGCAGACGGCGAAGCTGCATGGAACGAAGTTATGCGAACTAACTTTGCTAAAATTGATCCAGAAACTGGAAAAGTTCGTAAACGTGAAGATGGCAAAGTACTGAAGCCAGAAGGTTGGCAACCACCGCAACTTGCACAGTTTGTAAATCATCTATCATAAGATAGATAACCGATTGACTCCTTGTTTATGACATGCTATATTGTGTGTATAAACAAGGAGTATTTTTATGGCCATCCACGGCATGATTGACTTAGAAACACTTGATGTGTTTCCTACTGCAACTGTTCTTTCGCTTGGCGCTGTCAAGTTTGATCCAACAAGTGATGCAGATCCTTACAGCGAGTTGTACTTGAAGATTCTTGTAGATGATCAAGACCATCTAGGACGCACAACTAGCGACAGTACAATTGAATGGTGGGGAAAACAAGATCCTGCAATTATGGAAGAAGCATTCGATCAGACTGGCGCTGTTACTGTAGAAGAAGCGTTGTCACAACTTAATCGTTGGGTTGTGGGTGTTGATGAACTCTGGGGTCACGGTTACGGGTTTGATATTACTATTCTCGAAAACATGTATCGCATGATTGGTAAACCTATTCCTTGGCAGTTTTGGCAAATTTCAGACGCTCGTACCATTACCAAACGTATGCCCAAGGATCCTCGCAAAGACATGCAAACCAATCTACACAACGCTCTTGCCGATGCTTACTTTCAAGCAAAGAGTGTGCAAATTATCTTTAAACATCACGGATGGACAAAATAATGGGTAAACATATTAAGACTCAACTTGACTATGATATGATCGAACGTTTTGCTCGTGAAATCAAGCGTCTTGATCCTGATAATACTGTTCTTAAACACTATGCAGAAATGAAAAACTTTGAAGGATCGGAACTGCGTAAAGCACTGTCGAAATAATCATGATTAGATGGTATGATTGGTTAGTTGCTATCCTAGCAGCAGATTTGATGCTTGCTTTTAGTATAGCCAGTTTAACTGGTGAAAACTTTTGGGCAAATATTATATTCGGCCTATTAGCAGGATTAGTATACTCTCTCTGGACTGTGGATTATTGCGATTTTAGAAAAAGGCAAGAACATGGTAAGTAACGAAGAACTAAAGTCATCTCTTAATGCTATACAGCAACTTATGGCCATCACCGCAGAGGAATGTGGTGAACTTACACAAGTATGCATGAAAGTTATGCGTAAGTATACAACACTTGAAGAAATCGAAAACGACAAGTATAGGGATTTGTTGATCGAAGAAGCCGGTGATGTTCTTTGCATGATCGAATTAATGGTCGAACATGAGATCTTGACAAATGACGAATTGGGTGCTAGAGTTAACGTCAAGCGAGACAAACTTAAAACGTGGAGTAATTTGATCAAATGAAGGTAGGAACCAGTCTTAGTCGTTGCGTAAAGGATATTTACGAGGGTGTCGTAAATATCAACGATGTCGTAGTAGTTGTTGCCCGTACAGATTTTGATCCAGCGCACGATGATCATTGGTATAGTGTGTGGAATGGATATGGCGGCGGCGGCAGGTTAGGCAGTATGTACAGCAATCCTGAATGGAGCACTATTCCTGCAAAAGATGAACAGGCTATACGTGATATTTGTATTAGCTTGAAAAACGAAGGGAAGCTGCATCAACCTAGACAGTTTGGTGCTCATCCGCAACGCATGGCACAATATTGGTATGATATGATTCTCACTGACGATGTGGTACAAAGTAACCCGGCTGCCAAAAAGGCGTGGGACAATTATAAAACAATAGCAGGATTAAGCTGATGCATGTAAAAATTGGCAAATACAAAAACTGGTTTGGACCATATCAGCTCGCCGAAGCTATTATGTTCTGGGTGCCGAAAGAAAAGGATGAATACGGGTTTCCGCACACTGCTGACCGTGTTCATAAGTTTGGCGAATGGCTTGCTCATGGCAGCATCGAGCCCGAACCCGAGGTAGGCGATATTAGTAGCTGGGGCGAAAATCGTCCTGAAACTTGGATCTATCGTTTGCTCAAGTGGATCGATAGTAAAAAGAAGCGTAAGATTTCGGTACACATCGACAAGTGGGATACATGGAACATGGAAACCACGCTAGGCTACATTGTGCGCCCGATGCTCAAACAACTCAAAGAAAAAACACACGGTGCTCCTTGGGTAGACGACGAAGACGTTCCGGAAGAACTGCGTAGTACTGCTGCACCCGAACTTACTCAAGAGCAAAAAGACACTGGACACACCGACGACAATCACTTCAAGCGTTGGAATTGGGTTATGGATGAAATGATCTTTGCGTTTGAAAGCCTCGAGGGCGGTGTTAACGAAGACTGGGAAGATCAGTTTACCACAGGTGCATACGACTACCAAAGTGTAAAACAAGAAGATGGAAACTATCTTATGGTCCAAGGACCGAAACATACTGCGGAAACTGATTGGGATGCACGTAAAGAATATGGCAAAAGAATTCAAAACGGATTTAGACTGTTTGGAAAATACTATCAAAACCTTTGGGATTAACTATGACAACTACAATTAACACACACGGGTTTGAAGAAGAAGAAAACGAACACGATGTCGTAGACAAGGTGTATGCTGAACTCACGCCCATGCTAGATCCTAGCCCAATGGTTCGATTTCTGCGTAATCGAGCAGGCGAAGAATATAAATTTAAATGTATGGACTCAATCGATTGGAAGATTGCAGATTATATCGAAGACCTTGAAAATAAAATAAAAAGGCTAGAACAATGAAAGAACTTTGGGTAGAAAAATACCGTCCAAAAACAGTTGACGGTTATGTGTTTCGAGATGAAACACAACGATCGCAGGTAATGCAGTGGATCAAAGAAGGAAGTATTCCGCATTTGCTGTTTAGTGGTAATGCAGGCATCGGTAAAACTACGCTAGCAAAACTGCTACTCAACGAATTAAAAGTTAACCCGTTAGATATACTAGAAGTAAACGGCAGTCGTCAAACTGGTGTAGACGAAATGCGTAATAGAATTACTAGTTTTTCTCAAATGATTCCATTTGGCGACTTTAAAGTAATTCTACTGGACGAAGCAGACTATTTGTCAATTAACGCACAGGCTGCGTTGCGTGGTATCATGGAAGAATACCATACTACAGTAAGATTTATTCTAACCTGTAACTATCCTAACAAAGTAATTCCAGCAATCCACAGTCGTTGTCAGAGTTTTCATATTGCAAAAACTGATCAAGTTGAGTTTACTGCACGAGTTGCAGAAATTCTTATTACTGAAGGTGTTGCATTTGACTTAGATGTACTTGATACATATGTAAAAGTAACCTACCCTGACTTGCGTAAATGCATCAACATGGTGCAACAAAACAGCACAGACGGCACGTTGGTTTCAGCAAGTCAGGGCGACTCCGGCGGTGCTGATTGGAAGATACAAATGGTTGAACTGTTTAAAGAAGGCAAAATTGTTGATGCACGTAAACTACTTTGTGGAACAGTTCGGGCTGAAGAAATGGAAGATGTTTATCGTTGGCTTTATGACAACGTTAACTTGTTCGGATCGGATGCAGCTCAAGACGATGCAATACTAATTATTAAGCAAGGATTAGTAGATCACACGTCAGTAGTTGACCCTGAAATAAATCTATCAGCAACATTGATACAACTTGCAAGATTAAAGAGGTAAAATGACGTATATTGTAAATGATGCTTGTATTAAATGCAAACATATGGATTGCGTAGAAGTTTGTCCAGTCGACTGTTTCTACGAAGGCGAAAACATGCTGGTAATTAATCCAGCAGAATGCATCGATTGCGGAGTATGTGAACCAGAATGTCCTGCTGATGCTATTTTACCAGACACCGCAGATGGTGCTGCACAGTGGATAGATTTTAATCAAAAGTATGCTGAGCTATGGCCTAATATTACTCAAATGCGTCCAGAAGATACTCCTGCAGATGCAAAAGAGTGGCATGGAGTTGAGGGTAAGATAAAGTATTTTTCAGAGAATCCAGGAAAAGGAGATTAATATGAGTAGAGTTTGGAAACGATTTTTATTTAAGATTAGCAAAGGTTTAGGTATAGTAGCTTACATACTAGGGTCTGTGGGCATTGGTGCTGTTGTTAGTCTGTGGTTAGGTTATGATCCACAAGCAGGAGTGTTAGTAGGAGCAGGTTTGTTTATTTTTCTGCCTTTAATTACAATTGTGTTGCGTGATACTTACCGAGATTCTAAAGATGAAGTAGAAACAGAAAATAGAAACATACTTCGGGCACTCAAAGGATTATAATGATTCGAGCAATACTAGCTTGTGACCAGGATTGGGGCATCGGTAAAAACGGTGTCCTGCCTTGGCCTCACAATCCTGCTGACCTTAAATGGTTCAAAGAAAATACCGTAAATTGCACTGTAGTAATGGGCAGGAAAACTTGGGAAAGTTTGCCTATGAAACCGTTACCCAAACGAGAAAACATAGTTGTTTCGTCTACCAAAGTAGAAGGTGCTGACACAACTGTTAGTATGAGTCAACTGACAAGATTTACATTACCAAAGTTAAAATCTGCTGGCGACATTTGGATCATCGGCGGCGCACAACTTATAAAGCATTTGTTACCATACATTGACAGTATACATCTAAGTCGTATCGAAGGTGTATATGAGTGTGATACGTTCTTGCCTGTTGAATCTATTCTTGAACAATTTGCATTGGACACTGTTGACAACGGTGAATTATATATCGAACACTGGATTAAAAAATGAAACAATATCATGACGCATTAAAATACATACTAGAAAATGGCAAAGATCGTAAAGATAGAACTGGTGTAGGTACCCGTGGTGTATTCGGTTATCAAATGCGTTTTAATCTTCGCGAAAATTTTCCAGCAGTTACAACAAAAAAACTTGCTTGGAAATCGGTTGTAAGTGAATTGCTGTGGTTCTTAGAAGGCAGCTCAGATGAACGCAGACTTGCAGAAATACACTACGGTAAGCCACGTGAAGAACTAGTAGACAAGACCACTATATGGACTGCCAATGCAGACAAACAAGCACGTGATCTCGGATATAAAAATACTGATACGGTAAAAGAGCTAGGACCTGTTTACGGACATCAGTGGCGTACTTGGGATGCACAATTGGGTTACGTTGATCAGATTGCACAGGTTTTAGAAGGACTTAAATTCGATCCCGACAGTAGAAGGCACATTGTCAGTGCGTGGAACGCTGATCGAATTCCTGTTATGGCATTGCCGCCCTGTCACACTTTGTTTCAATTTCATGTACAAGACGGTGAGTTGAGTTGTCAACTGTATCAGCGCAGTGCCGACATGTTCCTAGGAGTGCCATTCAACATTGCTAGCTACAGTTTGCTCACACACATGTTTGCACAACTGTTAGAACTCAAAGTTGGTGACTTTGTTTGGACTGGCGGCGACTGCCACATTTATCAAAATCATATGGAACAGGTTCAAGAACAAATTACACGCAAACCCGTAGAAGGTCCTTGTTTGTTAATGCCTGTTTTTGAAACATTAAATGATCTTATTAGTAAAAAACCAGAAGAGTTTAAACTGATTAATTATAATCCTATGGAAAGTATCAAGGCTCCAATGGCAGTATGATGGGTGCAGGATACACCGGAGGAATAAGAATTCCAGACATACGCATAAAAGAAAAGTTTGCCTGGCTGCCGATTCTTACAACTAGTGGTAAATGGGTATGGTGGCGTAAGTACATCAAATTAAAAAGATTATACTGGGGACCTGCCGGAGAAGGACCTGCTACAGATGCAGTACTTTATACTGAAGGAGAGTGGCTGTTGGAGGAGATAAAGAACTCTCATAAAAATCCTCTATCTCCTCCATCAGGTAGTGGTCGTGCTAGATACTATTAAGCATCGCCGTACACTTGGAGAACTTCTTTTACTGCGTCATGCCTTTCAATATCTTTATGGTTAAAATACACTGCTTCGATATGCTTGCTATCAAAGGTGTTTAATTGATTCACAAATTCAATCAAGCCGTTGTCTTTTAACCTGTCTGCTTGTGCTAGATCGCCTGTTACAACCATCTTAGATCCTGTACCAATGCGTGTTAGTAACATTTTCATTTGATTAGGTGTAGCATTTTGCATTTCGTCTGCAATTATGAAGGAGTCTTTAAATGTTCTTCCTCTCATATATGCTAAAGGAGATATTTCGATTACACCTTCTTTGATCATGCCTTCGATTTCGTTGGCATAAAAATATTCACGTAGAACATCAAATATTGGTCTAGTCCACGGAGCCATTTTTTCTTCTAGTGTGCCTGGTAAAAAGCCTAAATCTTCGTCTGCACTTACTGCTGGTCTTGTAACAACTATTCTATCTACACGACCTTCTAAAAAGTGTTTTACGGCCACCTGACATGCTAACATAGTTTTGCCGGTTCCTGCTGGACCTATCCCGAAGACTATGTCTCTTTTCTCGTCTAGCAATTTTAACACGTAAGTTTCTTGACTTTTATTTCGTGGAAATATATTAACTGTTTTGCTTTTTTTTGGAAGGAATGTATTGATTTTTACAACGTTAGTTGTATTATAGTCATTTGCTTGTTGCCTTTTGGCAGCTCTAGCTCTACCCATTAAGTTCTCCCTTTAATATGTATAGAAGCAGGGTGATTTCCTTTGCAGGAAAGTCCTTCCCTGCAATTGTATTTAACCTTTGAGACAAGAATAAAACTACAAGTATAAATTTAGATAAATAACTGTAATAAAACGCAGGGTATGCAAACATGACTAATATTCTTGATTCTTTAGATGTAATAAGAAACATCGAAAACATGTATGAAAGTAATACAGCATTTAATGTATTAAAAGACTTTGAAAGAGTACTGGATGAACTCGACATATATGTTTATAAAAACTGGGAAACTGGTGAACTTGCAGAAGGTCCAATTATCGAAAGACATTGGGTAAGTGCTAAATTCTTTTGGCCATACGAAAACATGCCAGATCCAATGGGCGGCAAACGATTGTTGGATTATGATTGCAAAATAAGCTATACCAAAGGACACTTTTTGAAACCAAGACAAATTTTAGACCAAGAGGACTACCGTCCAGGAACTAAAAAAGGCAAACTAGACAGACATCCAATATGGATAGTAGAAGTACGTATGCCTAAAAAACTATTAGCAGATTTATACAGTGCAGAATTAGACAACTTAGATGTTAAAGAAATTGAACAAGGAACAGCACCTGTAGAACAAGCTGTTCAACCTCCAGTAGAAGGAGGCGTTGAAGTATAATGGGACTAAGAGAAAACGACCTTCGTGATCTAGTATACAAAATTATCGAAATTGACTCTTATAAAAGTAAGATGGGCAGCGATGCTGAAATTGTTACACTATGTTTTACAGTTAACGAACACGACCCTGCCAAGGATCTAGTAGATTTTATAGAAAAGGGTTATAGTTTTGTACTAGATGCTGATGCTACTAGCAGCGAACAAAGCGACGGATCTTTTAAAGTATTTGTTGAGATGGAAAGAAACGAAGATGTTCCATCTCAGATCGTCGAATTAATAGATGGTGTTAGCAATTTAACAGGCATAAACGATTTTAGATTTAGATATTACAAAGGCTTTCAAAGCATTCCATTGTCATTGAACTCATTGTCTGAAACTATTCCTTTAGATACAGATACATATGATATTTTAGTAAACGAGTCAAATATGAACAATTTTAAAAACTTTTTTAATAAAAGTTATTTAGAAGAAATCAATCTTACAGCAGAAGAAGATTTAATAATTAAAAAAGCATACGCAGACCCAGTTGAATTTAAAATAAAAAACTTTGGTACTTCTACACAAGTTCTAGAAAGCATCAAAGATAAAATCAATATGAATGACTATGCCGAAATTCTTTTTTTAACTAAGTATATTGGAGATTATAATATTACCAAATTTGGTAATAGAACTCTAACGTTAGAAAATAAAGGACATATGCTTGTTGTTGAGAGAATCTAACATACAATATTGTCAAAACTGTGGACGACCCTCACACTGTGGTCGTCCTGAATACGAAGATTTACAAAATTACGACAAACCGCCCAGTTCAATGAAAATATGCGATCATTGTAGGTGCGAAAAATGCAATTCAAAAATAAAGGATATAATATAATGAAATTTGATTTTGATTTCAAGAAAGAACATTTAGCGGAATTAATTCCGGGAAATAAAAGAGTAGAATTTTGGTATGAAGCAATCTGCGAAATATTACCAAAGTATGGTATTACTACACCAAGACGTGTAGCACACTTCGTCAGTCAGTGTGCTCACGAATCAAACAACTTTAACTCACTAGAAGAAAACTTGAACTATAGTGAGAAGTCATTGCTTGCTGTATTTGGTCGTTACTTTGGTCCAGCGCCAAAGCGTAATGCTGCTGAGTATGCTCGCAATCCAGAAAAGATTGCAAACTATGTATACCAAGACGAATTCCGTAGTTCTAAAATGGGCAACACCAAAGCTGGTGATGGTTGGTTATTCCGTGGTCGTGGTCTAAAGCAACTTACTGGTCGTGAGAACTACACCAACTTTGGTAAAAGTGTTAACATGACAGCAGAACAGGCAGCAGTATATGTAGCAACAGAAAAAGGTGCTATTGAATCAGCAGCGTGGTTCTGGAACAATAAAAAACTAAACTCGATTGCTGATACTGATGATGTTACTAAAATGACTAAAATCATCAATGGCGGAAACATTGGTCTTGCTGATCGCCAAGCACGTTACAGCAAAGCAATGTCTGTACTAGGTAATCCAGTAACACTTAAAGTTGTCGAAGACAACGATGATAACGATGACGTAAATGTAAACGAAATTGGTACATTACGCAAAGGTTCCAAGGGCGACGGCGTTAAAATGATGCAAGCTGCACTTGGTATTGCTGCTGATGGCGCATTTGGTCCTGGTACCGAAAAAGCACTTAAAGCATGGCAAGCTAAAAACGGGTTAACAGCAGATGGTATTGCTGGCCCAATGACATTAGCTAAATTATTGGATGATTAATAATGACAGATGATAACATGAACACAATAGACAACAGTTTACGAGATGTACACGAAGAATTGGTTAGACGTGGTGATAAACTAGCAGTCCACTTTACGTATTGGTTTGCTTGGTTTTGGGCAGTAGTAAGTGTAGTATACTTCTTCTGCGTAACTTTCTTTCCACTGCCGCCAGATGGTGTAAACTTTGCTAATATTATCCTAGGATTCTTATTAGGTACAGCGGTGTCGACTATTATTAACTTCTTCTTTGGAGCAAGCGACAAATGAAACTAGCAGGGATGCTTGCAGTGGTAATTGTAGTCATGGGTGGAATTGGCTATTGGTATTATAACGATACTCAAGAGCGCATGGCTATATTACAAGAAAATAATGCTAAATTAGAAACCGCAGTTGCGTTAAATGAAGCAGCTATTGATCAAATGCAAGCAGACTTTGCTTCTCAACAAACTGAACTTAATCGTATAAACAAAGAATATGCGGATATACGCAGAGAAAACAGCAGGCTAGCTAATAAACTTGCAGACATTGATCTAAGTTTATTAGCAGCCGAAAAACCAACATCAATTGAACGTGCAGTCAACCGAGGCACCGTAAACGCAGGTAGATGTTTTGAGATCCTATCTGGATCACCGTTAACAGAAAGCGAAATAAATGCAAAAGATGGCGAAAGTTTTAACAAAGAGTGTCCTTGGCTTTGGCCTGGTAGCAGCTCTAATGGCGTGCAGCCCACAGCCCCAGGTAATTGAAGTTAGTGCAAAGCCAATTGACAAGCCCGAACTAACATTACCACCTGTGGATGAGCTGCGTCTGCGCCAGGTAAATTGGGTTATTATCAACAAAGATAACCTTGATGCTAAACTAGCAGAACTAACCGCAGGCGGCAAACCACTTGCCAGAACCTCCTAGAGGAGTATTAGGGTTGTTTAACTAAATAATTTACTACTTGTTATAGGGAGTCAAAATATGCTAGAAATGATAGATAGAATATTTGGAGATACACTCTGGATATATACAGCAATACTAGGATCATTAGTTGGTGCTGCATTTCTAGCATATTTTAAAGACACTCGTGCAGGGCTTTGGGCTTATGCAAAACTAGACCAAATCCTTGATTATCTTGTACACCGTTGGGGGCTATCTTGGTTTGAACAACCAACTGATGCATGGCGTACAAAATATCCACACGTAACAAAAAAAATTGACGAGTTAGAAGCTCGTATAGCCAAACTTGAGGGAGATAACAAATGGCAAGAAGACCAAAGACATTAGAGTCAGGATCAAAGTACGAATCATTTGATGTAGACGGCGATGGTGTGGTTACAGATCAAGAAATCGCAGCACAAGAAAAGATGATAAAAATCGACAATCAAGACAAGCGAGAAGATGCACAACGTAACATGGCATGGTTTGCACTGTTTGGTATGCTACTATATCCATTTGCAGTTGTTATAGCAAGTTGGTTAGGCTTAGAAGCAGCACCTGGCATACTAGGTGACATGGCTCCAACATACTTTGTATCAGTAGCAGCAATTGTTGCAGCATTCTATGGTGCACAGGCTTACACAAGCACCAGCTCAAACGAATAATCAATAGTAATTTCTTATAATAGTCCATACGATAAGTAAAAGTATGGACTATTATTCTATTCTAGGTGTCACTAGACAATCTTCACAAGAAGACATAAAAAAAGCATATCGTAAACTTGCAATGGAACATCATCCAGACCGTGGTGGTGATTCTGTAAAATTTGCCGAAATAAACGAAGCATATGAAACATTAAAAGATCCTGCGAAACGATCGCAGTACGATACTCCAACATCATCATTTGACTTTAAATTTACAAATTTCGAAGATGTATTCAACAGCTTCGGAGCATTTTCTAAAAATAAAGATATAAAATTAGCAGTAACAATTACGTTAGAAGACGTATTAACCGGAAAAGATTTAATATTAAACTACGGATTGTTCAACGGACAAAGTACAACTGCTACTATAAGAATTCATGCCGGGGTAGAAAACGGCGAAGGTATTAGATTTAAAGGTCTTGGAGATAACAAAATATCTCAACTTCCTAGAGGAGACCTTATTGTAATTGTAAAGATATCAAAGCATCTTACATTTGATAGAGATGGCAAACATTTATATATTACACAGAAAGTTAATGTGTTTGACTTGATGTTAGGAACTAAAATCGAAGTTAAAACGTTGACAGGAAATAATTTAAGTGTTAATATAGTTAAAGGAACTCAACCTGGAACAACGTTGAGTATTTCAGGTCACGGTTTAATAGATAATAAAAGTAATACTACAGGCAATTTATATGTAACTATTAAAGGTTTCGTACCAAAAATAAATGATGTAAAAATATTAGAAAAGGTAAAAGAATTAAATGATGCAATTAGTAAAATCACCTAATGTAATGCTTGAAACTCAAGTTAAAAAGTTCGACTATGAGTCATTACATCCTGCTCCGTTTGCACTTGACATGATAGATGTTATGAATAAAGAAGGTGGTATAGGTATTTCTGCTAATCAAGTTGGGTTAAATGCACAAATATTTGTAATGAAACCTGTGTTAAACAAAACATACGGATCACCGTTGGTAGTAATAAATCCTGTTGTTACAGGAATTAGCAAAGAAATTGAAGAAGGAATTGAAGGGTGTTTAAGCCACCCTGGATTAATGTTAAAAGTTAGACGTCCTATTAGTTGTATTGTAGAATTTGATACATTGACAGATGACTTTAAAAATGTTATACATGTAGATACAAAGTTCGATGATATTGATGCTAGAATATTTTTGCATGAATACGATCATCTACACGGAATACAGTTTATCGATAGAGTAAGTAAGTTAAAGTTAAAATTAGCTGAAAAGAAAATAGAAAAAAGGAAAAAAAATGGTAGAACCTAGTCCAGAGTTACAGCTGGTTTTTGATAAAGCAGTTAATGATGCAAGGAAATTGCAACACGAATATGTTACCCTTGAACACTTGTTGTTTGCAATGCTGTGTGAAGAACAATTTTCAACTGTAATTACCGGGTTTGGCGCAGATCCTGAATATGTAAAGAAAAACTTAGAAACTTACTTGAAAACCAAGTGCGATGACATTAAAACTACATCGCAAAAATATAAACCAAAGAAAACTTCTACTGTAGAACGTGTGCTTAATAGAGCATTTGCACAATGCCTGTTTGCTGGAAAAACTACAATCGAAACAGTTGACGTGTTTATTAGCATACTTTCTGAAAAGAGAAGTTACGCATTTTTTATTACTCAACAAGCTAACATTAACAAAGACAAGTTTGTTTCTTATGTCAATGTCGAACTTGAAGAACAAGAAGTTGAAGAACAACAGCCCGAAAACGTGGGTATTGCAAACAAGGCATTACGTGCATTTACTACAGATCTCAATTCCGATGTTAAACAAGGAAAAATTGATCCAGTAATTGGGCGTCATGACGAAATTGAACAAGTTGCTCTTGCGTTGGGCAGACGTACAAAGTCAAATGTACTCATGGTAGGCGATCCAGGCGTTGGTAAAACTGCTATTGCAGAAGGACTTGCTTGGAGAATTGTAAACGATCAGGTTCCTGAATTTTTAAAAGAATACAGCGTGTACTCACTTGACATCGGAAGTATGCTTGCTGGTTCAAAATATCGAGGAGACTTCGAAGAGCGTTTTAAACTTGTTCTTTCCGCACTGCAAAACAAAGGAAAGACTATCATGTTTATCGACGAAGCTCACATGATTAGTGGTGCTGGCGCCGGTGGAAACAACAGTGCAAACGATCTTGCTAATATGCTTAAACCTGCATTGTCAAAGGGTAACATTAAAGTAGTTGCATCTACCACTTGGGAAGAATATCGCAAGTACTTTGAAAAAGATCGTGCATTAATGCGCAGATTCCAGCGTGTTGTAGTTGACGAACCGTCACCAGAAACAACTGTAGAAATTTTGCACGGTATTAAAAAGTATTATGAAGATTTTCATAATGTAACAATCACAGACGAAGCAATCGACACTGCGGTTAAACTAAGTGTAAAGTATCAAGCAGATAAAAAGCTGCCTGATAAAGCTATTGATTTGATCGATGTAGCATGTTCGCGATTCAAAGTGCTGAACTTGCATGAAAACTTGGTTGTAAAACCAGAAAACATTCAACGTGAACTTGCTAAGATTGTAAAAATTCCTGAAGAGCAAGTTGCAGAACGTGAAACGGACAATTTGGCTAGCCTAGAAACTAACTTAAAAGGAAGTGTGTACGGTCAAGACAAAGCACTGGAAACAATTGTTGATAAAATTCTAGTAGCACAAGCAGGTCTAAAAGACGAAAACAAGCCGATTGGTAGTTTTGTGTTTATGGGTCCTACGGGTACTGGTAAAACTGAAACTGCACGACAACTTGCAAAGCACCTTGGAGTTCAGCTTGTAAGATTTGACATGAGTGAATACCAAGAAAAGCACAGTGTTGCAAAACTAATTGGTGCTCCTCCGGGATATGTTGGCTTTGAAGATAACGCAGGCCAGCTGATTGTTAAGCTGCAAGAAAATCCAAACTGTGTATTGTTGTTGGATGAAATTGAAAAAGCACACCCTGACGTAAGTGCAGTGTTGCTTCAATTGATGGACAATGGCAAAATTACAGGATCCAACGGTAAAGAAGCAGATGCACGTAACTGTATTTTAATTCTTACAACAAATCTTGGTGCTAAAGAAGCAGAAAAGAATAGCATTGGATTTGGTGATACTCTAGAAAAGGATTATGAAGATAAAGAACTTAAAAAATTCTTCAGTCCTGAATTTAGAAATAGACTTGATGCTGCAATCACCTTCTCGAAACTTGGTAAACCTGTTATGCTTAAAATTGTTGGCAAGTTCCTTACTGATCTTAAAGCACAAGTTACGGAAAAAAATATCAAAATTACAGTAACCGACGAGGCATTGGATTATCTTGTAGACAAAGGGTTTGATCCTAAGATGGGTGCTAGACCGTTGCAACGTGTTATTGACAAGGATATTAAACGTCCGCTTTCACGTCTTATGTTATTTGGATCATTGAAGAATGGTGGCAAAATAAATATAGACGTAGTAGACAATGAGATTGTCTTAAAGGAAGAACAAAAAACCGTTGAAACTGTTTGAGACTAACAAACTACATTATGGAAAATACTTGTATAAGTTGTGTGTTACAACACCACTTGCAGGTATTTTCCGTACCGAGTTGCAAAGAAGCGGTAAGCTGTCTTATGCTAAATCAAAATTAGATTCTTTAGTTTCCAATCCTATAATATCTAGATGGAAACATGATATACGTATATTGCCAGAAGATTTATTAGATGCGTCATCAATTTATAAAATTTTAAAAAACGAAAAAAATTATTTAATAAGATGCGAGTATAATACATTATCAATCTTTTCAAATGATAAAACAGTTTTGCTCAAGATTGCCAAGAAAATAAATTCAGTTACAGAATTTTGGGAACCTAAGAAATCTATGAAATTACTGTTAGAAACTGAACAAAATATTATAATTGTAAAACATCCTCCTGAATTTCTTTATAAAGTTACATTTAATAGAAAAATAATAAAACCCGAGGTGTCTATATGGATAGAAAAAAATCCAGATAAGGTACGAGCAGGCTCAATTTTGCTTTATAATATAGAAAATAATATATCGACAAACGGTCAATACATATATGTTAAGGACGAAAAAGTCATGTTATTGTTAGAACTAATGTTAGGTCAGGCGATACGCAGAATTGATAAGTTAGTATGTGTTGTTTAATAGATAAATAATTATATGTCAACATATAGCGAAACAATTTTACCACAAAACACACATCCGGGTGATAGTTCAAACCAGACTATCACTGGCATTGCCTATAAAGGTGATGGTTATTATAGCCGCACAGACGGGTTTCATACTGTACAGTACAATCTTACAGGATTTACTGGTTCAGTAATTATACAAGCAACATTAGCAACCAATCCTTCTGCAAGTGATTGGTTTTCTCTTTCAGTAACACAACACACAGGTACAGGTAGTACCGGTAGTTTTCTTTATAACTTTACAGGAAACTATGTATGGGTTAGAGCACAGGTAGCGTACACAGACGGTACTATAAACAGCATTTTATTAAATCATTGAGGTAACTATGACACACTTTGTAAGAATTGTAATGGAAAAACAAACATCTGTTAAACCACTAGACGAGAGTGTTTTTTCAAACCAGCACATATACGAAACTGCACAAGGTGCTACTGTATATGAAATAAAACTTCCTCGTCAACTAAGCGAGGACGAGTCAGACGAGTACGCTAACCGTTTAGCAAACTACATGTTCGAACAAGGATTTAAAGATTTTGATATCGAAATTAGTTCAGATTTAGACGAAGTTGTCTCTGAAGAAACATACGACGGTGATGACTTCTTTGAAGAATACGGAGTTATGTGGTATAACGAAGACGAAGAATTAGATGAAGCAGAATATCAAGGGCGCAAAGTTCCACTAGGTAAGCCTATGCGTGGTGATGTTAAAAAGTTCAAAGTGTATGTAAAAAATCCCAGTGGAAATACAGTCAAAGTAAACTTTGGCGACCCTAACATGAAGATTAAAAAGTCAAATCCTGCACGTCGACGCAGTTTCCGTGCAAGACACAACTGCGATAATCCGGGACCTAGAACAAAGGCTCGTTATTGGAGTTGCAGGGCCTGGTAACATGTATTATATTATCTATAAAATCACTAATCAAATAAATGAAAAGTATTACATTGGTAGACATGCTACTAAAAATGTAAATGATTCTTATATGGGTAGTGGTATAGGTATTAAAAATGCTATCAAAAAATATGGTGTAGAAAACTTTACTAAAGAAATTATTGCAACAGCAGATAGTGCAGATGCATTATGGAATTTAGAAAAAGAAATAGTAAACGAAAATGTAGTCAAAGATCCTATGTCATATAATAATGCATACGGCGGAAAACATTATTTACACGGTTTAAAAGAATATGACTACGATGCCTTTATTGAACACCAACGCAAAGCAGGTCAGCGATATGCTAAAAATTTTACAGGTAAAGATAAATTGTGGCACGCTAAAGGCGGTTCTAAAAGTTCTCGTATGCGTAGTAAACAGTATATATATTGTATTACTACCGACACCGGTGAAAAATATACTGTAAATGGATTAGAATTTAAAGAATTATGCAAAAACAAAGACTGGAACTACAATACATTACACTGGAAGAGAAGCATGGGTAAATATATTAGTAGAGGTAAACATAAAGGTTTCCTTGTAGAACAATTAAGCACCTATAAGGAGTCAGTATAAAATGGTAAAAATAAACGACTTTTCTGATGTAAGTGTAAACGAGTCACTACCGTGGGACATGGTAGAAGACTTGTGCATCTACATGAAAAATGATCAGGGATTTTATAGAAGCAATTTGTATCCTGCATTGTTAAAGGTTCAAGAAACTGTAAAAAATGGCGGAAAATACAGCAAAAAAGAAATGCTTCCTGTGGTCGAAAAAGCCATTGTAAACTATATTCAGAAGTTTAATATCAAAAAACGTCCTGAAGAACTAATGCAAGATAACGAAAAAATGGAATGTATTAATAGAATCCTAAATGACGAAATGGAAAACTTTCGAAAAGGAATGTATTAATGCGATTTTTAGAATTTAGAACTGTAACGGAAGCAGCAAAGGTTGGCAGAGCATTTAATCACTTAGAAGATCTTGTATTTTTACATGGTACAGAAGGTGCATTAGAGGCAATAACACATTTGCGTGAATTAGCTTCAGACTCAGGCTCTAAATCAATACGCATGAAGTGGGACGGTAATCCGCAGATTTATTGGGGTCGAGCAGAAAAGAACGGACCTTTGGTTTTAGCAGGACACAATGGATGGTCCAGAGGTGCTGCTAGTACAAGTCCTAAAGATGTAGAAGACTTTATTGCTAACAAGAGTGGTACTCCTAAGACTCCAGAAGAAAAGCAACAAAGAGATGCATTTGCAAAACAATTTGCCAGTTTGTATCCATTGTTTGATCGTGCTACTCCAAAGGATTTTGTAGGGTATGTGTACGCAGACGGACTATTTTTAAATCCGCCTGAACTCAAGAACGGTGTATATACATTCTGTCCTAACCCTAAGTCACAAACTTGCTATCATGTTAGAGCAGAAAGCGAGCTAGGCAAACGTATTGCAAAAGCACAAGTAATGGTTGTAGGACATGCTTATTTTCCTGAATTCGGAATGGATGATAGTTTACAACAACCGAAAAATGATTTCAGCGAATTCGGCAGCAATCCAAGTTTAGTAGTGCTAGGACCTGTGTACAATTCTTCACCTATTAAAATAGATGTAACCAAACTAGATCAAGTTGAAAAGTTTACAAAAGCAAATTCTCGAGTTGTTGATGGATTCTTAGCAGCTAGTGCAGGCTTAGGCGACTTAAAAAATATAATTTATACATATGTAAATCAAACAGCTAAAGCTAAAAACTTAGATAGTTTAAGCGAAGCACACTTTTTTAGTTGGCTCAAAACAAGTAAAGTTAGCGAACCAAAAAAACTAAAAATTGTTGAACTAAATAATACACACCAAGGCGGACTAGAAACTATATTCACTCTTGTTAAACAACTACAACAAGTAAAAGACAATGTAATCGATCAAGTCGAAGGTCCGCAAGGAGATATTTGGGATACAAACGGAGAAGGGCGTGTACGTTATGCCGATCCGAATAAAAAGTTTGGAAATGTAAAACTTGTTCCAAGAAAAAGATGGACACCGGGCTGATGTTATTAAGAGAATTATTTGAAGCAAGCGAAACAGTAGGTATTATATTTGGACGCTTTAACCCTCCGCACCAAGGACACAAGGCTGCATGGCAAGAAGCTGCAAAGAATACACACTGGTATGTTGGTACAAATCAAAGCACCATTGGTCCTAAAGATCCTTTACCGTTTGAAATTAAGATACAAGCAATGGAAACTGTATGGCCTGCAATTAAAGGCCACATTATTCC